TGAACGGCGCTCATCAAGCCCGTTGCAATACCTACTACGGCGGCGGGAAAACACATGGTTGTAATTTAGCAAATTCAACATAAGTAAGATTGGTTTGAGTGGTTACATACATAAGTTTTTTAAATCCAAGCATATGGAGCAACTTCATGTGCATCCTATTTCTTGGATCAGCAATGTTATGTAACATCTCATAGGAGGTCTGTTGTTCGACCCATTTCTTAGCCTCCTTAAAAAATAGTTTGGGATACGGACGGACATATGGCGTAGTAAGCATCCATATGGCTCCGCAATGGGCATCGGTTCTGGATACCCCCGCTATCCCGCAGATCTCTCCAAGAGGATTCCTGAAGGTCACAGGGTTGTCTGAAAGGTCCATAGAAAGGCAGAGGGCGGCTTCCATCATGGCATGGCCAAGACCCTCTAGTTCCCTTCGATCATCTTCTTGTAGGTGCTGAGCCACCCAGATTGCGTCTGAGCGGCTCGCTGGGTGGATAAGCGAAGTCATAAATCAAAGTGATTGGATTCCTTTGTTATCGTATGTCCCTTCCCAATCAATCGAAGTAAAGGCTGTTGGGAATGGATTATCAGCAATTAATTCAAATTCAAATTGATTACCCTTTGCCATTACTGGAATGGTACTTTGGGCATTACGGATAATAGGAATATTGTTGGCTCGATAATAGTCAGCATTGATCTGTGGCAGTTCAAGAGAAAACTCTTCCCTACCCTCAGACCGAATTACTGCTCGATAAGGGCCAGAGTTGTAACTATTAACCTTGAGACGGTGAACCCTGGGAATATTAAGGGTATCCTTAAGTCCTCGCTGCTCATCCCTGACAAAGTAGAAAGCTGGCAATTGAGCCATTGCTTGATACTTATATCCAATGGCAAACTTAGAAGATGTTTGATCACCTTCAACAGTTAGGAAATACTTCTCTCCAACAGGCTTAGTTGCATCATATTGCATCGTCTGCTCTTCAAAGTAACCAGCAACATCAGGATTCAGGAAGATCAATACTGGCTGCTCATTCATATCTTCAAACCCATCCTTAAAGCAGATGTGCGTGAGATCAGCAACCGCATCATACGTCAAGGTAGGGTTGTAATCAAAGAGATCCAACCGTACATCAATATATTGACCTTCAAAGAGAAGCGACTCGCTAGGAGTATCTGTCAACAAGGACACCTTACTGAGAACGTAGTTACTACCATGCTTGGTAACAACATACATAATATCCTGATCGAAGTCAACAAACTCAATCGTACCAGGAAGTGTCCACCGGAACCAACCAGAGATCCTGTTGTCCCCATTCTGGAAGAACCGATAGAGGTACATGTTGCTAGGTTCTTGCCTACTAAGAAGAGCAACGGTTCCCGCAGAGGGAGATGCCTTCATCCCATAGATGGCAGCAGGAATGTAGGTAGGAATGATCCTCGTCAGCTCAATAGCATCAGACTTAGCGCCAGGGTTATCCTTAATGTCCATCTCAAAGATAGATGAAGCCTTGTCCCCTTCCTCAAGGAAGAGATAACTAGCCCCAAGATCAACAGGAGAAATAGTATCAGATTGACTAAAGGATGACAGGAGGTTAATCTCAGCAGTCTTTGGAGAGAAAGCTTCGGTTGTGGTTTCTAGGATATACTGAGCATTATCGCCAAACAATAGCAATCCACGAGAAGTTGGGATGGCATGTTTCAGTTGGATAGGCTTAAGACTACTGGCACTAATATCAATAGGATCACTATCAACAATTGTAATGACAGTGCTATTAAAGAAGTTGAAGTAATCTCCTGCCTGTGAGCAGATGATGTTCTGCCTACTGGAGAAGACAATCCTGTTCCTGTAAAAGGCAACAGCATCAATCACATTACCAACAAAGGAAGGCATTGGATTGGTTGTTGCATCTCCTACTTCACGGAACTTCCAATAGTTAAGTCTGTTAGCATCACCTTCAAGCGGCGCAGTATTGACTGACACAACAGTGAAGGTATCTCCAGCAGCATTTCTGACTAGGTTGGAGGCAGTATACCCTTGTCCAGCCTGTTGGATACTGATAGCACTGATCACACCAGTAGTGGTTTGAATGCTAGTAATACCAGCTCTTAATTGATTGTTAATATTTTGAAAGGTACCATTGACGGAGTATTGGGTATTACCTACAACTAAAAATTGAGTAGTTGTAATGCCAATTTGTGCTCCATTTAAGTACCAATAATATTGTATAGAAGTAATAAAACTAGGCGCAAACCTACCACCACCGACAAAGCTGGTTATTACCTGCCTTACATAACTACTGGAGTTGGCAGCATAACTATTTGCTACTGTTATGGTTTGAACCTTATCAACACGAAGTCTTAGGTTTTTACCAGTACCACCAGTAACTTCAAATTGTTCTCCAACAACGTGACCGCCACTTGTTGCTCCAGTAATAGTGACTGATGTAGGAACACCAGTAACAGAAGTTACACCAGCACTAGCAGCAGCAGATGCTTCATCAAGTTGACGATAGGTAAAAGTACCATTTGCTTCCCTGATGATAACATGAGGCATTGTCTCCTCATTCAAATCAGTAATAATCCCTGGAGCAATGGTTTCTTCCCAAGATCCAGCACCAGTTGTTGTATTATCACTGGTCTTAAAGATTACCCAATAATCATCAGCACCAGACTCTACAGAACCTGCTACCTTAATCTTGAGGTTATTGACAAATTGACGCGGAAGTTGTGCTACCGAAATAACAGAACCTTTAAACGCATCAATAGCTGTGCCGGTATTGCCACCTTTGGCTTCAATAGCAAAGTCAGCGTTGTTGGTTCGCCTTACATAAATCGTATTGCCAATACCCTGAGCAATCCAGCTAGGGTTAGCATTGATTGAAGCAACAAGGTTAGCTACAATGTCATTGACATTTAATTGTGCTTGGGGTGGAGAAGTTGTTAATGGAGTAGCATAAGAAAATGATGTAGCATCAAGAGTGATGGTATAGGTCGAACTATACGCCACTGTATTGATCATAACAAACGCGTATGGAACTTGAGACCCACTTGCATTTGTTCCTGCTGCTACGGTCTTGGTCCGATTAAGAACAAAGACATAATCATTGATTTGAAGGGTCTGGAGATCTGCTGAATTAGTATGGACAGCATAAGCCGTGGATTCAGCGGCTACCGCATTAACAGTTTGCTCAATACCATTATTAGCACTCCAAATCTTCAGTGCTCCAGCCTTGCTAAATTGAATAATGTACTTCTCTTGATCATCCCTAAAGATCGTAAACCACGTGCCATCAGCAACAGCATTAGCAAGCTTGCTAACTCCCCTAAGGCCTGGTCTCTTTGTCAGACCAGTAGCCACGTCTGGATAGTAGTTATCACAGACCCGCAACTGATTGCCAACCTTAATGCTATCAGGTTGTTGAGAAACGCCACCAATAATATTGGTAATTTTTTGAGAGATGGCTGCCATTATCGTGCAATCGTGCGGAACGGAGTATAGGAGATATAGAAGTTCTGTCCTGTCTCAACACCGAAGATATTAACCTCAGACGTTCCTGTATCATAAGCAATACAGTTAGCCCTGAGCATTTGCTCATCCTGGGCATTGAACTTAAACATGTCCTGGGATCCTACAACACTTCCCGCAAACACACGAGCAGCACGTTGGGTGATGTAATCCTTAAAGACCTGGGGAAGATCTTCAAAGTTAATCAACCACACAACATCACAAAGGACTGGATCAGGTCCTGGAAATTCAAAGGTATGAAATACTTTATCGTAGAGTTTGCCGCTTCTTAATACGGTCTGGTATTGTTGGGAATTGGAAGTCTTGTTATCAGAAATCTGTAGCACATTATCAGGCACTACAATTTCACCATTGGTATCAGGAGTAAATGGATAGTTCACTTCAGTATTAAAGTGCCATCCTTCTCCTTGAACCTCACGGTTGACATTTTCAAGAATACTCAATGCCGTAGCAATCTCTGGGTTGGCGATGTCGAGCGACACCACAGGTGCCTGCCCGATGCCAGTCAACATTTGGTTGATAGCTTGAAGGGTTGTAGTCATGTTTCGGACAGGTAAGAAAAAAGGGCCACCTGAAGGCAGCCCAATAATACACGAAAGGGGGTTACCCTCAAACGTTACGGAAGGCCCCGGCAACGCCGACGCGCACAGCACCGCAACCATAGGCCAAACGGCCCACGATCACGTCGCCTTGATAGATCACCTTGGTGTCAGCACCAGTGGTCTGAACGCTAGGACCGATGGCTTCCACAACGCCAGCAGCGTCACGGTGGAAGATCAGGCCGCAGCTGTTGGTGAAGTCAGTAGCAATACCATAGCTG